GAAGAAAAGATATCGTCATGACCGAAGCTGGTCTTGAGATTCAACTTCCTGAAACTCATGCTATTTTGAAATGGTCTTAATATAGGGCTTAACTTGTTTGAGGGGTGGTTAATTCTGCCCCTCATTCGAAAATGAAAGATAATTATGAAAAATAAAAAAGAAAAATCAGCCCCTAAGAAGGAAGTTGCTAAGAAGGTTAAAAAAGAATCTTCAAAAACAACTAGAGGTGTTTACACAAAACGAGGCAGATAGTGGGAATGGTTACATCTAATACTGTTGGTAGTGAGTTTCAATCTGGAAAAGAAGAAACAAACAATAATAGTAGAAGAACCGTAGTTAAACCTAAGCCTAAAATTAAACGGAGTAAAAAGTGAGTAGAATACTACAATACTTAAATCCATTTGATGAAGAGTCAAGAGCTAAAAGAGCTGATAGAAAAGGAAGGGCTGAATCATTTGGAAGCCAGTTTGCAAAAACACCGGCTGAACAGTTAGAGCTAGCTAGACAAAGTGGTGGAGATGTTGCTACATCAGCCGCTGAAGGTTTCTTAAGAGAAGGCTCACAAGGAAATCAAATGGACTTAGGTTCAATGATGGAAGGATTTGACCCTCAAAATGCAGAAAGCGTTAGGCAGATGCAAAGAGCTTTAAATCAAGCTGGATTTACAGATGAAGAAGGTAACGCTTTATCAGAAGATGGCAAGTTAGGAGCTAAGACAACTGGTGCTTTACGAAGAATGCAAGGTGGACATAGAAGTGACAATGCTAATATGAATGAACTAAAAGGCGGTCAAGGCAGTTTTATGGACAACTTTACTAATGTTAATGACAAAGGTAAAGATTTGCTGTATAGTCGTGATGGTCGTGATTCTAGAACAGCAATGACAGATGGTCAAAAAGTTGCAAGCAATATTCCAATGCTTGGTGGAATGGCATCAGATGCTATTGCTCCTGAAAACTATGTTGATTTAAACACTAAGGTACGCGAAAATACAGTTGGTGATATAAGAAGTGGTGCTAAATCAATAGATGACGCAATAGAATCTGCCGCACCTTGGTTGGGTAATTCAAGTCTATATAGAGGCGCTAAATCAGGAATTAAAAGATTCTTTGATAGAGCCGGAGACGCAGAATATTAATGGCAGTCTATGGTGGACAAAGAGGTGGCCTTGCTTCTCGTATGGGTACATACGATAGTGAGGCTGGTTCTTCTAATAATATGTTTGGTTTAAATGACCAAGGCAAAGAAAATGTAGCTAATTTTACTGGTAGCATAAAAGATAAAATAAAAGGCGCATTAACTAAAGCAGGTGATGCTTATGGGGATGTTAAAAGCCAAGGTTATATAGGTAAGCACAAAGGTATTGACTTTCTTCATGGAGCACCTACTATGAAAGATATAGGGCAAGGAATAGGAACAGCTTATGGTAATGTTAGAAAGTTTTTTGGAGATAGATTAAATGCTGTAAAGGAACATGGTAAGTCAATAGGTGGTGTAAAAAGTGATGTAAAAGCAAGTCCAATAAATCGTGAAGCAAGCTTAGATGCTAATAATGATAATACAGTTACATTAGATGAAAAGACAGGTATAGATAATATGGAGGGCCCTACGCAAGGTGCTTCGTTAGGTTTTGATGCCTCTCAAACTCCTTTAGATAAATTAACTGGAGACCAGTTAAGTCAATGGGGACAATATTTTAATATAGAAAATCCAACAATGAATCAATACGCTAATTGGCAACAAAGTTCAGAAAGAGATTGGAATAATCAAAATGATGGGTCATTTGATACAGCTAATCTGTCCCCATTTTTAACTAAACGGGGTCAGTCGGGGAGGCAGTATTAATGAGTTTTACAGCAAAAATTGGACAAATAACTGGGGGTGCATCAAATAATGATTCTGCCACTGTATCAACGGCTTTGGTAAATGCACAACATGAGATAATAGCTAAGATATCTCAATTTAATCCTGATATGTTACATAGCATGTCTACTGAGGAAACACAGACTAATAATAGTAGTGACTTGGAACCGTTGGACATAAACACTGTAGTGCTTAATGTAACAAGACTGGATTCTACAAATAGCATAACAAGAAATTGCACCCCCATAGATAGAAAATTTGTAGAGAAAGCTACGGATGCAGATAGTATATACTATGCTCCTAAAACATCTCCTGTGTATACACTTGATAAAGGAAAAGTCTATGTCTATCCTGCACCTACAGGTTCAGAAAACGCTATAATTACAAAAGTAGAACCGGGCGCAATAAATGATAACGCAGAAACAGTTGCTAATATGCCTACAAGCTTAAAACCTTTATTAATTAATATTGCATCTAAAGAAGTTATAATACAAAGATTGGGTGAGTTTACTGCACAATTACCAACAGATTTAAATGATGCTACCGCATTTGACACTATATCAGATTTTGATGATAGTCTAGGAATAACTACTGCTTTGCCTAGTATACACGCTGATTATCAAGATGCTGTAGATAAAGCACAAAATTTAATAGACGATGTAAGTCAAATAGGTGGAGATGTTAATGTAGATGGCAGTGGTACTGATATTTACTCTGCTCAAAAATGGTTAGTAGATGAAGACCCTGAAATGTTGCAAGGTACATTGTCTACTGCTAGTCAAGAACTGCAAAGAGCTCAAGCTGTACTTGCAGGCTATAGTCAAGAATTAAATAAATACCAAGCAGAAGTATCGAAAGAAAGTGCTGAAGCAGGTCAAGCCTTGCAAGAATACCAAGCAAATTTAAATAAAAAGATTACATCTTTTACCACATTAATTGGTAAATTAACTACCGATTATCAATGGTTAACACAGCAGTTGCAAATAATAACAAGTAATATTGCAGAGGGATATGCTTTAATAGGTATAAAAGCATTAGACTCTCAATCTAAAGGATTAGGCGGAGGTATAGCTAGATGAAACTAAAAGAAATAGTAGAATTAGTACAACAACACCATCCTAATCTTGGTGCTCAAGAAATAGTAAAAATGGTTAATAGAGCTCAAGATGAGTATTGTTCTAGAACAAGATTGTTAGAAGATGCTGTAAAGTTTACATTAGTAAAAGACCAAAGAGGATATAGTCTAAGTGTATCAGGTAATGATGACCAGATTATGGAGATAAAAAATGTAGACTTAGATGGTAAAAGTATAAAAAGATTTTTAGGTAGACCATATAAAAGGGACTTAACATGAGTAGTATAAGACAATGGGTTTGGTGGACAGAAAGAGGAGCTATATGGATTGGTTATTACGATGAAAACAAAACAGAGGAAGAACAATTTGTAAGTCCTGATGATACTGTAGCAGGGAAAGATATAACTGTTTTTTATTACAAAAAATCAGACCACTTTACTTTACCTAGTGCAAGTGATGCTTGGGAAGCTCAAGTACCAGAAATACCTGAGCAATTTCATGATGCTTTAGTAAATAAGGCTATAGCTATAGGATATGAAAAAAGTCCTGAAGGAATACCTATGGCACAATATTTTAATGGCAAATTTGAAGACGATGTAAAGAACGGAAGAAAATATGCTTATAGAGGAAGAACTGGAACATTTAAAGAAATTGGAGGAACTGATTTTTAATGTGGGATGTTAATAGTAGTTTTAACTTGATAAATCTTGCTTTTAATAAATTAGATGAATCTTCTTTTTTTGACAGGAACTTGTTTCAAACAATTGCTGGAATAGCATCTACTTCTTTTACTAGTGTAGGTACTCCAACAACAACATATTCTGGAGTAAGTAATCAATCTGGAGTATGGAGTCAGCAAACTGTTCCTAATACTCCATCGTTTTCAAATGTGTCTAATGCAACAACAACAACATGGAGTGAATAATGGCAGGTAGTTTAAGTCATCCTAATAAAATAAAGGATGTATATAAAAATTTAGTTTTTTATAAAGATTCTGATTCTAAATTTTATAGAGACAATGGAACTGCTGATGTCGAATTAAATTTAGGGGGTGGGCATACAGGTATTAATAATAACCTAGCTTGGTTAAACTTTACTACAACAAGTGTAGTTAATAGTGGTAGTTTATTTGAAATAAATAACAATAGTTCTAATGTATTTAAAATAGATACAAATGGAACTTTAACTTTAAAAAACCAAACAGGTAATCCTACTGCTGTTGAAGGTGGGATTTACTTTAAAAATGGTAACTTATATCTAGGAACATAATGTCTAAATTAGTAAATTTAAGTGAAGGAAGTAAAGAGGCAAAAAAACCTGATACTAAATTCACTGTTAAGGAGGTTGGGTATCTTTTACAGTTAGTAGAAAATACAAAACATAATGGTCAAGCTTTGGAATTAGCTTTAATTTGTAAAATAAAACTTCAAAGCAAACTAGAAAACTTAACAAAATATAAGGATTAAAAATGGCAAGTTGGAAACGAATAATCACTACGAGTGACGATAGTGATTATAAAAATAGTAATTTAGTATCTGCTGATATACCTGCTGATGCGGTAACACAAGCTAAAATTGCAGATGATGCAGTTGGGCCTGACCAATTAGCCTCTGGGGCTGTAGGTCATCCTAATAAACTTGCTGATGATGTAGTTAATGCTGATAAAATTGATGATAACGCAGTCGGAGCCGCGGCTTTAAATGTAAGTGGAAATGGAACTTCTGGTTATTTATTATCATCAGATGCTGATGGTAGCTTTAGTTGGGTTTCCCCTAATACAGGAGATATTACTGGTGTAACTGCTGGAACTGGTTTAAGTGGCGGTGGTGATTCAGGTGCTTTAACATTAAATATTGGAACTACTCAATCTACTATAACAGAACTTACTAATGGTGCTTTAATTATAGGAGCTGGTAGTAATAAAGCTAGGATTAAATTTGATTTTTCTGGCTCTACTAATAGAATATTATTTGGTATTGATGACGATACAGATACTATGGAAATGGTAAATGGCGGTGATGACAGTGCAAACCAAGATATATTAAGACCAACTGCAAATAGAAGTGTTGCATTAGGTGATTCTAGTCATATATGGGATGCTATTCATTCTAGAATGCTTGTAGTACCTAATGGTGGAATAACACTTAATTCTACACCTGTAACAGCAACTGCGGCTGAATTAAATCTACTTGATGGAGTAACTGCGACTACTGATGAAATAAATTATCTTGATGGTGTTACATCTGATATACAAACTCAATTTTCTGGAAAAGCGGCGATAGCTGGTTCTACAGGTCAAAGCTTTTCTACAAATGATTTAAATGTTCAAGGAAATTTAACAGTTAGTGGTACTACAACAACTATTAATACTGCAACACTTACTGTTGAAGATAAATTAATCAAACTTGGTGATGTAACAACTCCTACTACTACAACTGGACACCTAGCTGGTATTCAAGTAGAAACAAGTGCTACAGAAGCTGAGTGGCCAGAATTAAAATGGGCTAATGATGGCAATCTTACTGGTTGGAGTTTATCTGACCATAAAGGAACATCAAATGAAGATTTCCCCGTATCAGTTATGAAATTTGGAACAAGTGCTCCTAGTGGTGCACCAGATTCAGGAGCAGGAACGCTGTTTTCTGATACATCAAATAACAACGCTTATATTTACATATAAGCACAACTTAAAAGGAGAGAGATATGAACTTCAAACTATCTAGTGATGAGTTAGTAGTCCTTCTACAATGCATGCAATCTGCTCAAATAAATGGCAAAGATGCCATTCCATTTGGGGTTTTGCTTGAAAAAGTAGGGACTCATTATGAAAAAGTAGTTGCTTCAGAGAAAAAGGAAAAATAATAGATGGCTTCTTGGAAGAAACTATTAACTGAAAACTCTAGTGGTGTAGCCAGCGTCAGCAGTAAGCTTGGCGTTGGCACATCCTCACCTAGTCACGCGCTACATGTAAAAGGTTCAGGTAATACCAATCAAAGTCTTTTTCTCATTACAGATAGCGATGATAATAGTCAATTTAGAATAGATACTTCATCTGCTGATGGTACTCCTCATATGAGATTGTATGACACAAGTGGCTCTTCAAAAGTAGTATTTAGCAGTAGTGGCAATTCTAAAATTATGGGAGGCAATGTCGGTAT